TGTGGCAGTAGAATGTTTTGGTTTGACAAATATAATCCTCTTGCCTTATTTGTTGACAAACGTTCGGAAACACTTACGGCCAAGGACAGAGATAAGATTAGGATAATAGAAATAAGACCTGATATAGTGGCTGATTTTACCAACTTGCCATTTGAGGATAGCTCTTTCTACATGGTCGTGTTTGACCCGCCACATTTGAAAACACTTGGCAAAACATCATGGATGGCAAAGAAATATGGTAGGCTTCAGGATAATTGGCAAGAAATGATAAAAAGCGGTTTTGATGAATGTATGCGTGTCCTAAAGCCCAACGGGACATTGGTATTCAAATGGAGTGAGAGTGAAATAAAAGTCAATGAAGTTTTATCCATTATACCTTATAAGCCTTTGTTTGGGCATACCACTGGCCGACAAAGTAAAACGATATGGATGTGCTTTATGAAATTGCCAATTAACTAATAACTGATTAGAAAGGAATCAAATGATAATAGCATGGTTTTCTTGCGGTGTAACATCCGCAGTAGCTTGTAAGATAGCATTGAACTTGTATAACGATGTACAACTCTATTATATCGAAACAGGTTCCGGGCATTCAGATAATGTCCGATTTATCTCAGATTGCGAGAGATGGTACGGGCGGCCAATTCATACCATTCGCAGCGATAAGTATCTTAACGTAGAGGATGTGTTGGCTAAGAAAAGATTTATTAATGGTCCTACTGGTGCAGCTTGCACATTCGAATTAAAGAAACAAGTCCGTTACAAGCTGGAAAAAGAGTTGGGAAATTGGGACGGTCAAGTCTGGGGATTCGACTTTGACCCGAAAGAAATAAACCGTGCTGTCCGCTTTAAACAGCAATATCCTGATACAAAGCCGTTGTTCCCACTTATCGAGCGACAGATAACCAAGCAAGATGCAATGGGAATGCTTTGGAAAGCTGGCATTGAAATCCCTGCCATGTACAAGATGGGTTACAATAACAATAATTGTATCGGTTGTGTCAAAGGTGGAATGGGATACTGGAATAAAATCCGGAAGGACTTTCCGGAAGTATTTGCTCGAATGGCGCAGATTGAGCGTGATGTTGGAGCTACCTGCCTAAAGGATAAAGACGGTCGTATCTTCCTTGATGAACTACCAACGTGGCGGGGCGACCCAGTAGAAGAGATTATACCGGATTGCTCGCTTATCTGCCAGATAGAGTTTCAAGAGATAATCGACAGACAGGTAGAACGAGTATTGAAAGGAGAAATTAGTATTAATGATGTAGTCTGAAAAGCTCAAAACTGAAGAAAAATGAAGCAAATAGTGATTGGTGATAAGCCTTTAATGCAAATATCAGAAGAGGATATTTTGCAGGTTGCAGTAATTCAAGGATGCTGCGCTCATCCTGACTATTGGAATTATCCAACTTTAACCGAGTATGATAATACCATGTTTAGAGATTCAGTATGGTGCTCATACAAATCTACACGGAAAGAGGATAATCGAGATAGTGGCGAAATTACTTTCTTTTTTAATCCCGAAGATTTGTCCTACCACTATCATAGAGAGTGGTCAACAGAAAAATGGCATGGAGAACGTCTTGGGTTAAATGCAATAAAGTTCTTGATTGAAAAAGGCTATGATGTGCCAATTTATTAATTCAAATAAAGTAAGAAATGAAACAGACAGTAGAAGAAGCAGCATACGATTATGCTACTAATAAAACGAAGTTCAGAAAAGACGTTCTGAAAGAAGTTGACGCGGATACCTACGTTTCACGTCATGCTGATAGTATGGAAGATTTTCAATGTGGTGCAGAGTGGCAGTCAAAGCAATCGCCTTGGATTAACGTTAAAGAACGGTTGCCGGAAGAAGGGCAAAAAGTTTTTGTTTTGGTAATGTGGTATGGCATACCATGTATTCGAGAAGAAAAGTTTTGTAGAAGTAGCAATTTAGATACAAAGGAAAGATGGATTCACAGAAATAGTATCGTGCTGGCATGGTTTCCAATCCCCTCTTTCGATGATATACTCGAAGCCAACAGGGATGTACTTGAACGAATTAAAGAAAAAGGAGATTGAGATATGAAAGTAAATAACGGAATAATAATAGATGGGGTGCTGCATGAATTAGTATTAATGCGGAATAGTGCACCATGTGACAATTGTAGTCTACAAGAACAATGTAGAACAGATCGTTCCTTGTGTACAGTAATTGCTGGATATTATAACTCTGATGAACGTTTTATTAATCGTGGAGAAGTAACGGATATTAAGATAGATAAGGAGGAACAACTATGGGATTTACAACACCATGCTTTATACGCAAAAATACTGATAATATTAGAAATAGATTAAAAGAACTTGGCTATTATTGTAATCCATATTTAGGTTGGCATAATCTATGTACTTGTATATTTGGAATTATTTCGGTTTATTCATGGTGCGATGATGATATAAATGCTCTTAAAGAAATAGATGTCCTTGTTGATTGCGGAACGAACGAGGAACTTTTCCTAGCTATCGCTGCATTGAGGGATGATACAGACAAGAACCAATGGTTTACGGATGGTGATAAATGGATTCTGTGTCCTGAAATCAAGTTCTCTACTTATTGGGTTTACAATGATGTTGACGTGAATTTGGACGTCATTCACAAGGCTACCTTAAATGAACTGATTGAACATTTTAAAACAAAGGAGGAACACTATGACCGAAGAACTTGTAACATTAGAAACTGCTAAACTGCTGAAAGAGAAAGGGTTTAATTGGAAGTGTGAACACACAATAAGTTGCGATAATATTATTAGAAGATACGACATTCCGCAAAGTATGTCATGTTGTACGGAAATAGATAACGAACCAGTTGAATTTTTGTGTCCAGTGTTGTATGTTGCCCAAAAGTGGCTTCGTGAAACTAAGAACCTGCATATCGAAATATCCTATATGTATGAAAACTATTGGACGTATGATATACTGACAATTCCGAGACATGACTTGATAGGATTGTCTGACAGACCTATTATCCGTTATAATACCTACGAGGAAGCACTTGAAGCAGGATTACAGGAAGCATTAAAACTTATATGATTATGAAAACAATTATATTTACAATTATATGTGTTATCGCCCTATTATGGGTTGGCGATCTAACAATTACATTTAAGCCGTTTTCCATCTCGTTGCCCGGTTGGTATAAGCCTGTAGGTATCCTTCTATTTTTTCTGTCAATGGCGGTATATACTATAGGGGAATATACTAGAGGCTATAAACAGGGTTTCGATTATGGGATAAAAAAATGTGTTGAAATACTTGATAGAAACTATCATTCTAAAGAAACAAATGAAACTGTACAGAATCAATAGAACAACTACATTAGTAGAAAATAACCGTAATGGGAACAGAGAAAAATACTTCCTTTCTGATAACAAAGTGCAAATTAAATTTGCAGGAATTTGGATAACTGTCAAATCCTCCCATGATAAAGATGAATAATACGCAAAAAACTGTGCAAATGAACTTCTTGAAAAACTTAACGAAATTTGATTATGATTGAATTGCAAGGAAAATACGGCAAGGATTGTAAAATATTTGCCAATACAATAGAAAATGAAGCTATTGGAACGATACAAAATATTTTGAACAATCCGGTTACGACCGGTGTTCCGGTTCGTATCATGCCTGATACCCATCAGGGAGTAGACATAGTGATTGGATTCACCATGCCGGTTACAGATCGTGTTAATCCCAATCATATTGGAGTGGATATTGGTTGTGGAATGTTATGCGTAGAAATTGAAAACGCAATAACAGAAGAATCTTTCCCGGACATTAATCATGCAATCCGTTCCACCATACCTATGGGATTTGAGATTAACCAACAATCTTTATCCAAACAAGAAAAGGAGGATTTGTTTATCTTCTTATCTATCAGAATGGACAAATTCTGCTCTAAATACCAACTAAGCAAACCAGTTATTAATGAAGAATACGTATCACAGCTTTGTAAAAAGGTGGGAATAAATGAAACCACATTCTACAACTCTTTAGGTACATTGGGGGGTGGAAACCACTTTATAGAACTGGGGCGTGCCGAGTCAACCAATAATATATTTCTTACAGTACATACCGGATCATGCAACTTTGGTGTGAAAGTCTGTAAATACCATGCAGAAATTGCAAAATTTGACAAAAAAGCTTTTTCTAATGAAATTCAACACTTGAAGTCCACTGTTGAGCCACAATCCATGCAAACAGAAATACAGCGTTTGAAGGAAAAATTTGCTGGGTATTCCGGGTATCTCACAAATGAAGCAATGCTCCACTATTTATGTGATATGGTAATTGCACAGGGATACGCTGCTTTCAACCGCAAACTGATTATACAACGCATAATCAGAACTTTGGGCTGGAACACCGCAATATCTGTTGAGACAGTCCATAACTATATCAGCTTTGATGATATGATAATCCGTAAAGGCGCTATTGCCGCATATGCCAATGATTATGTTGTGATTCCTATGAATATGGCAGACGGTATTCTTCTTTGTCTTGGTAAGGGAAACAAAGACTGGAATTATTCTGCACCACATGGTGCAGGACGCTTATATTCCCGTTCCAAAGCTAAAGAAAAATTATCAATGGACGTATTCAAAGCTCGAATGAGCAACGTGTATTCCACTTCCGTATGTGAAGGAACATTGGACGAAAGTCCTATGGCATATAAAAATGTTCAGGAAATAAAAGAACTTATAGAACCTACGGTAGAAATTATTGATACGATTGTACCACTTATTAATATCAAAGCATTATGATAGAAAAAACAGACTTTCCTTACACTCTTGGCGGCTATGTTGAACAACAAAATTATAAAAGTTTCGACATAGCCGTTTCCATTCGTAGACACAAAGGTATATCAGCCTATGTTATTTCCCCGGAAAAAAGGTTGATTCGTGAAGAGTCTGCGACTTTTGCCGACAAAGAAGACATGTTCCATTGGGGACGAGAAGCGGTTGACCGTTATCTGGAACAGCAAGAACGTAGAAAAGAAGAGAATGCTGCCAAACGGGTTGGATATTATAAGAAAAAAGCCCGTGAGGCTGCATTAAAAGCTTTTACTTCCGCCATGTATTTTATTGATATAAAGGACGAACTTTACGATAAGGCAAAAGGCTTTTTCGAGTACGAATTAGACAAAGAATACACCAAAATCAAATGAAAAGATACAATTATAAAAGCAAGAAATTATATGGAATTAAGACTGGAACCTGAAATACCCGTCACACGGGTTGTCAATGGACATAATATTTTTAACAAGGGATACCATCACGGATTAAAGGGAAAATCCTATGAAGAATATTATGGCAAAGAGAGAGCCGTTGAGATAAAGAAAAGACACAGCGAGGCACTGAAAGGACACAAATGCTGGTCTGACGGAACAGCCCACGCCTTTCCATGTATCGCAGTCACCCCCGAAGGGGAATGGTACAGATTCGACTCAATAACTCAAGCAGCCCAAAAACTGCACCTAAATTACGCCACTGTCCGCAGATATATAAAACAAAAATACAAGCCGAAAAACGGATGGCAATGGTTTTTGGAGAAAGATAACAACTGGATAAAACATATTAATAATGGGAAAGCTGAATGAAATAGCAGAGAAAACTTATGAATGCGCCGTAAGACGTGGAAAGATTGACCCCGACAATGACAGCAACAACAATCTTTACCGAGATTTACTTGAAGAAGTTGCCGAAGTTTTTGAATGTACGGGTGAATGTTCCCCACATATCAAAGAATATTTAGATGTAGAGGAAGAACTGGCAGATGTAATAATAGTTGCCCTAAGCACACTACATCATTTCAAATGTGACATTGATTCACTCATTGAAGCCAAAATAAATTATAACAAAAACAGAATGGACTGATATGGGAACAGGACAATTAATTATGCTAATTGCAGAAATGCTTGTGTTTGTTATTATCCTGCCATATATCTTTAAAGATTTCATGGATTTATGGAAAGAAAAATAGATAATACAAACAAGTTGAAAGCTGAAAACATCACACTGGCAGCAATATATAACATATTGTTCACCAATGATATAGTCTGCTCCTTAATTATAGAAATGTTAAGTGCATTACGTAAATCAGGGCTTTGTCGCTTCCGTGTAAAACAGCAAGGAAATAAACTGGAACAGTTGATGCTTCAATATGAAAAGAAAATCAATAAAATAGCCGGACACCGGGCTTTTTTCATGGCTGATGCCAACCAATATGTTGCAGATGAAGTACAACCTGACCTGCTTAAAATGGAATACTCTATTAAAATGGAGTTTGACAAATGCCGAGTTGGGAACAGTGCCTTGCTTGCCAAAGTGGAACTGACAAGATGTATGGCAGAATTCGCTTGTCTATCTCTTGACAAACGGATAGAAGAAGTCCGTCCATACAATAAAGAAGTAATCGGAATAACATATCTCCGACTCACTGACATATTTAAAGTTTTGGACGAACTTTCTGATATTTTATATCGAGGGGAATATTGTGACCTCAATCAGAGCGATAATTGCAAAAGAGGTATGGTTATCATACAACGAAAACTTACTGATTGTGATATTATCAGCTGCGCAATCAACGAGTCAGACAAATTAAATCCAGCTGATGAATATGAATAAAATGGTCAAATATCGTATAGGAATATCTGAGAATCTATTGGGAGATTGGTGTTACCAGTGTCAAGTCAAAAAATTTGGCATTTGGTGGAACGATGAAAGTTTCAGCACCAAGAAAGGTATTTTAAATTATGCCCGTAAGCTTGAAAAAGCCGGACATATAGTGTTTAACTATTTATAAATAACAATGAAACTAGAAGGAAAAATTATCGTGGCACAACCGATACAATCGGGTGTATCAAAAAACGGGAACAGCTGGAAAAGACAGGACTTTGTTTTGGAGATTCCAGGACAATATCCAAGGAAAGTAGCTTTTTCAGTAATGAATGACAATATTCAGAATTTCGGGCTGGGTGTTGGACAGGATGTTGATATTGAAATAGATATCAATGCGAATGAATGGCAAGGAAGATGGTTTAACTCCATCATCTGCTGGAAAGCCATACTCCGTAATCCGGGACAGTCTACCACACCACAACAGCCTCAAACCTATTATCAAGGAGCATCATCTAGTGTTGCATCCGTACAAACATCCGCACCTCAACCACCTGTGGATTTCGGAGAACAAAAAGATGATTTACCCTTTTAACTGAATCTAATATGTTAACTAAGTTTCTGACTATCTCTACAGTCAGAAACTTAACATCACTGCTCCATTCATAACAAAACATTTGCATAAACGAGTGTTGCATTTACCAATAATCCTTTTATTTATTTTTTATTGCCAAATATAAAAACAATTCCTATTTTTGCATTGAATAAAAGCCAAGAGCTTGTTACGGTTTATACCGCGACAGGCTCTTTTTTATTGTCTATCTGTCAAATAATGGAATCCCCCATCTGGCTTCACAGTCTGACGGGGGGAGGTTAAATCCAATCAATAATAAT